GCGGTCGGCGCACTAGGAGCGGCCGCCACCACGGTGTTGGAATCAGTCATGTTGTGTGGTGTCTGCTGTGATGTCGGCGCGGTTGTCGCGCCATCGGCGGCAGCGTTAGTGCTGCCGGTCGAAATCTTGTCCTCGGTCTGCGAGGCGTCTTCCTCCTGGTCAAGCTGGGCCGCTAGGGCCTTAAACCAGTCTCTGCCAGCGGCGCCGCCCCATAGGTTGGCAGCCACATCGGCAGGCGTATCGGCCTCGGCATCGAGGAATCGCTCGTTGCGTGCCCACCAGGCCGCGGCCTTGACTATCTTTTCGGGGCTGGGCTCCTCGCCTTTGATCAGATTGCGGGCATCAATGACCGTGGCTTGCTCCAGGCCGTCACCACCGAGGCCGGCCTCGTATTGTCGAATGCCACGCTCTAGGTTGGTTACAACCTGGGAGGGAGCAGTCTTGGTAACAGCTCGAGGATGCCAGCAGGCAGCCATTGCGAGCTGCTCGGTGGTCTTGTCGGCCAGGCCAAACTGGATTGCCTCCTGGGCGGTGAACCACGTTTCCGCGGTCATTGCCGCGCGGATCTGGGCCGAGGTCTTGCCGGTGCGCTTGGTGTAGATGCCAGCCAGGATCTCGGCGTGCTGGTCGAGGGCATTGGCCATCTTTCGCATATCCTCTGAGGTGCCTGCAACCATTCCAGACGGATCATGGATCATAAACAGAGAAGCGTCCGCCATCTCGATGCTGTCGCCTGCCAGGGCTATAATTGAAGCAATAGAAGCAGCGATGCCGACCACCCGTGTGGTCACCGGCGCCTGCCGGCCTCGAAGCATATTGTAGATGGCCAGGCCGTCCCAGACGTTGCCACCCGGGCTGTTGATCTCGACCACCAGGGGGCCTGGGCCGACAGACTGGAGAGCGTCCGAGAAAGCCTTGGCTGAAATACCGGAGCCACCGAACCAGTCCTCGCCGATCTGGTCGAAGATTTGGAGCACCGCCGGCTCATTGGCTGATGCTCTTGGGCTGTAGGAAAGCCAGTTGGTTACTTTAGTCATTCGGTTTTCTTGGCTCTGGTTTTCCGTTTTTTGGGCTCAATCACCGCAACCACCTCTTGGATGGGCTCGGCCGGGATAGGCTCGGGCATATCTTCCGAAGGAGGCTGCTCCAGAGCGGCCGCGGCTGGCTCCGGTGCTATCGGCTGCTTCTGAGCGGTCGAGATCTGAGAAACATCCAGGCCGTACTTGACCGCCAGGTCTTGAATGTACCGGGCCTGTTGAGCCTTGGCCTCCAGGGCGGATCGCCAGTCGATGCCTCGGGCGCCGTAGATTTCGTCGTAGGTGGTAATGCCAGCACCGAGCTCGTTAAGTTGGGCGGCAGAGTTGCGACCGACGTCGACGTTAGGCGCTCGCGGCGCCTGGATTGCCACCTCGTACCAGTCATCGGGAGAGTCTCGCAGAGTCGGGTCGGTGCGGATGGCGTACTCCATGACATATTCCCAGATCCTACGGGCGGCCGAGGCCATCACCTGGTGCCGGCTGCGGAACCATACCGAAGACATATCGAGTGAGCCCCGGTAGACGGTGCCCTGCATCGATTCTGGAAACACTAGGACGTAAGGAATGCCGACGCCGGCACAGACTTTCTCGGTCAGGCTGCGCCAGTACTCACGCATATTAACATTCGGGCGGTCAGCGGAAAACTGCTCGAACTCGTCGCCGGTCTTCATGACCTTGACCGAGGCGCCGAAAATGTTTTCGTAGTAGTTCTGGGCGGTCCCCTGGGAACCAGCAACACCGGATCGGAGGCTGGTGGCCTGGACCTCGCCGGAGCTGGTCTTGATCACCTGGGCCACGCTGGAGGCGAGCTTGCATGATTCCATCTCAAGCTTCTGGAGGTCGTCCAGGTCGTGAAGGTCGTTGATCACACAAGCCACGAAAGGCAGGCCGCGGAGCTGGCCGGCACGTTGGGCCTCGTAGATGTGGACCACCGAGTCGGATGAGATCGACCGGATGTCGGTCAGTTGTCCCTGCTGCTGCTCCTGACCGCAATAGAAGGAAATGGCCCGACCCGTCTTGGGATCGAACCGGACGCCATCGAACACATCAGGAAGGCCCTCCTGGCCATTGGGCGTGGAGACCTGCTGCGGCTCGATTAGCTGCAGGCGGGGCCGGCCGGTCTCGCCCTTGGTCAAGAGGATAAAGGATTCCCCGTCGTAGAACCAACCACGGGCAGCCAGGCTCATCAGGGTGCCGAAAGACTGCCGGGATCCGATGTCAGGGTATCGGCTCCAGGTGTCCCACCATTTCTTAGCCTTTAGGTTCCAGTCGGGATTGGAGGAAGCCGGCTGCACCGAGAAGTTGGATCCGACGGTGTAATTCTCGAACAGGTCGCCCAGGCGATTCATCACCGCGTTATTCTGCTCGAAGAATCGGGACTTTCGGACGATCTGCTGCCGGGTCGAGGCAGTCACATCGAACCGCACCGAGGTGTAGCTGGTGTCCAGGAAGGATCGGCGGATCGAGTTGGACGCGCCTTCGTACCGGTCGACAGGCGCCGACCGAAACTTGTTAAGGATGGTGTCGAGGAATCCCATTAGCTCATTCCCATCCGATAGCTTGCCTCACGGCGGAAGTTGGAGAAGTCGCCGCCGTAGGATGTCGCAGCAATGAGCACCACGGTCACCATCTTGGTGTAGATCTGGGCGTCGGTGGGCGTAAGGTTGCCGTCCTGCTCGAGGTAATAGACAGCCAGGTCGTAGTCATTGAGCAGGCTTTCCCACATCTCGACCATCTCAGACGGTGTGGGGGCACCTTTGCCCGGCTCCGCAAACTCTACCGACACATCGGAGGATGATGTCGACCGAACCACCTGGCCGGACTCGATCACTGTGGCCGCGGCGATAGACTTAGCAGCCAGGGCAGCCAGGAGCGTCACACCGCCCAGTGTCGCATAGACACTGCGGAGATAGGCTCGCTTGATGGCTACCGTAAAAGTGAACACCTCGGGCCGGATCTTCACCGATCTCAGGCTGACTTCAATAGGTTAGCTGGCTATTGACTCGCTTGACGTAACCAGATCATTCCAGAGCATTACCATGGCGAGCTGCATGATTTCGCAGTCGTGCAGATGGTCGGGCCACTTTTGGTTCCTCTTAACCCAGACGTGCTTGATGCGGCCGGCTCGGTTGGCCTGGGGGCGTAGGACGTGCGAGTCCAGGTGTCGCCAGTACAGGTCGGGCTCGGCGATATAGGCACCTTCGGCCTGGACGCTGGGCGGATCCTGATGGACGCCCCATTCCCGGTCGATGTCGCCCTTCCTCAGCCTGGAAAGCATATCTCGGAGGTGCTCGGTGTCGAACACCAGAAGGGGCTGCACCACGTCGGTCCTCATCGAGGATGATGTCGACAGGCCGAAAGGGTGCACCGCCCCGGTGGATGCCGTGAACCGGGCGCCGGTCTCCCGGCCTTTGAGCGGCATCCAGCCGATCACCATGGGCTTGCGGAGGCCTCCCTCCGGTGGATAGCGGAGGCCACATGGGAAGTTGATCGGGTTGGATGTCACAGACGAATAGGAGGCACAGGCGTCGTAAACGGTCTGGGTGTTGAAGCCTGAGTCGATGCCGACATCCATGTCGTGGACCTCGAGGGCCACCTGCACCCGGCGCAGGGCTGCGAAGTCGTCGGCATGGCCGGCAGCAATTAGGGTAGAGTTGCCGTCCTTCCACTCGCGGCACACCCACCAGAGGAACGGCGCCACGGCCTGGACGTCGGCGGTCAGATAGCGGCGGCCGCCGTCGACGGTCACGGTCGTCGAGGTCTCGGTGCGCTCCTGCTGCACGTCCTGCTGCTCCCAGGGCTCGGCCAGGTTTCCGTTGATGAAGCCTTGAAGGCCGGCCATCGATGCCTTTGCCTCGAGGAATGAGACCGCCAGATAACCCCAGGTGCACTTACGGTCTGGGCTGTAGAGGCTGCTGAGGTGATAGGACCTCACACCAGGCATGGCGTTGGGATTCTCTGGGCGCCATTGGCCATGTCGAAGGGCTGCCACCTTGTGAGAGTCGGTGATTTTGCCCTGGCACAGCTGACAGACGTAGTGAGCCGAGGATCGGATCTTGCCCAGGTCGTGCTTGCCGTCCTCGGCCTTGGCGTCGTCCCAGGTGACCTGGCGCCATTCGAGCTTGATGTACTCACGGCAGTGAGGGCACGGCAGGTAGTACCGACGCTGGTCCCCGCGGAGGAAGCGTTGCCAGATCCGGCCTTCGACCACCGTCGGTGTGCTGGTCATAAAAGCCTTGGAGCTGGAGAAGCTTTTGAGGCGCTGCTCGGCCAGGTCGAGGGCGTCGGCCTCCCGGGCTGTGGCTTCGGCGAATTTGTCCACCTCGTCGGCGATAAGCACTCGAACCGGGCGGCTGGCTAGGTTAGCCGGGCTGTTACTTCCTACGAAAGTCAGGGTCGACCTGGTGAAGTTCTGCTCGAGGTTGGTGATCTTGTCGGCCTCGGCCGGGTAACACTCGAGCATGGCCGGGCTGTCCTCGAGCATGGGCAGCCAGCGGCTCTTGGAGAATGACCTGGCCAAGGACTCGGTGGGCATCAGCCACAGCGCCGGGCTCGGCTCGTTGGCGATTAGCCAGGCCAGGCCGGCCATCAGGGTGGTCGTTTTGCTGGTTTGGCTGCCCCAGCAGAGGGTGACCTCGTAGACCGTCGGATCCTTCCAGGCCTCCATGGGCTCCCTGGTGTAGGGCCGTACCGAGGTGCTGAATGGTCCTGGGTGCTCGGTCTGCCGTTGGGTCAGCCGGAGCGATGCCTCGGCCCAGTCGACCACGGTCTGCATCGGTGTCGGCCGGTAGAGATTGCGTCGGTAGTCCAGGAGGCTGCGCTGGAGGTCGGTCAGGATTTCCATGGGTCGGTGTTGTGCAATGTCTTAAGCGCCACCTCCTGGACCCACCGGGTCAGCTCGCGCTCGGCGTGCTCGGGGTCATGCGGTGCTATCCGGCCGGAGAGCTGCTTCGGCATGGCCTTGATCAGCGAGGCCACGGCGCCGTCGTGCTCCTGCATCACTCGGCGCACCCAGTCGCCGGAGACCAAGCGGCGCTCTTTCTCGGCCTGGGTGATCACCTCGTCACGGGCGCTTGTAAGGTTCTTGGCTGCCGCGGCATGGATGGCCACCAGCCGGCCGGCGTCGGCTCGACCACCGCGGAGGGCATCGACAGCCAGGTCATAGGCCGCACGCTCGATTTGACGCTGCCTTTCGTAAGCGCCTTCTGGCGAGTCGGTAGCGGCTGTTGCGGTGTTGAGAGGGCTCTCGGCTTCAATAGGCCTGTAGGGGCCTTCCTGTTCGATTGCGGTGGTTGCAATGGTGGGCGCTGCAATCGGGAGGCGCTTGGTGCGTGCCTTAATGTTTTTGGCTCGCCAGGCGTCGGCTGCCTCTGGGCTGTCCAAGGGCATTCCCCTGGAGACAAGGTCGGTGACGTAGCCCGAGGTTAGGCCGGAGTGCCGGCGGTAGTCTTTCTGGTTCATGGCTGCAAGGCGTTCTTGATCTCCTCGGGCATCATCGAGTCGGGCAGGTTGCCTGCAAACTGCAGGGCTCGGAAGACGCCGTCGCGCCGGCTGTCGTAGTTGCTGGGGACAAGCGAACCGACAATTTGCTCCGGTGTGGTGCCGCTTTTCATCAGCCGGATAAACCAGGCGGTGTTGGCCAGGCCGAACTGATCGACAAGGAATTGTATTTGGTTAGGCATAAATTATTTGATGACAGCATTACTCGCAGAAATTGATAGGGGTCTCGCGTTCAC